AACTTAATCTGGAATAATTGTCCTGTTAATGGGAAATATATTACATCTCCTTCATTTGGTCTAAATGAAGATACTAAATTATTTGACGCTGCTATTAAATCTTCCCATCTTCTCTTAGCAATAACAAATGTTGCTTCATCAGTAATTCTTACACCAAACTTAGTCATCAGGGTTCCATCACCTTCAAACCCTTCGTAATTAGAGACATACATCTCTATCATATAATTTTCATCAAACTTAGAAAGAACATCCTCTCCAAACAGATCATCTTCTTTTACTATCTCTCTAGGAAGATAATAAACATCATGACCATAAATTTTTAAAGACTCTATAATTAAGTCTTCATATAATGTTTGTTCTGTAGTAGTACCACCAGAAAAGTATACGTTCTTTGCCATATCATCCTACAAAATCAAGTGGAGCGGTCTCATACTTAGACAGCATTTCACCTTCAATCTTTTCGATTTCTCCTTGTGCATCATCATATATCTGTCTACCATTAAATTCAACTCCGCCAGGCATCTTAATACCAGTGAATTTCATTAAATTTTGACCCCATTGTCTCTTAATCAATGAAGTTAAATATTTCTTGACAAACATTTCATTATATATTTTAGTGTATGTATTTGGATCTAATGCTCTATAACAATCAATAAGAACATAGTCATTCGCTGCAACTCTGTTCCAATCTAAATCCAAATATAATCTATTTTGCACTTTATTATATCTTAACGGCTTCTTACCTTCTATTAAAAATTCTAGTGTTTCAATATACTGCATAGTCATTTCTAGATTCAAAATGTCATATGCATAAAAATTATAGAAATCATTCAAAAAGAACTGATATCTGAATCCAAACATACTATTAACATATGTATTAGCAATAGGTGCAACACCTACTATACCAATTACATGATCTGGTACTGTTAAATATCCTCTTCCTTCCTCAAAATTTAAAGTTCTACTGCCTGGAGATGCACCCAAATTATTATCTACTTTAGTCGTAGTAAGATTTCTAGACCTACCATTAATAAGATCATCTTCGGTAAACTTATATTTCAAGTACATTCTTTCAATACCATCATATACCCGCTCATTAAAAAGCTGGATGGTATCGTCAATAAGATCTTCTACTTGGTCGTCATCAACGTTGATCTCGATGACAGGCTTACCAAGTTTTCTTAAACAATATTCTTTAAGTTGTGCTCTTGTTGCTGGTTTTGCCATTACGTTCTTTATCTAATGGTTTCTCATTTTTAAAATCGTCTTCTTGTTCTAGTTTAGAAGTCAATTCTAAAACTTTTGCCTCAAGTAATAAATTTTGTTGTGTCAGTTGATTAATTCTATTGTTCATTACTTGGATCAAATTAGTCGCTTCAGTTGGATTCATAATTACTCCATCATTTCAATTATTTATCAATATGTTCCGCCATCAACTGTGGTTGTCCAGATTGGTTCACCACTTGCACCATTAGATGTTAAAATCTTGTGTGATGTAGTAATGTCAGATGTACCTGCAGCAACTGTTCTTGTTAACTCTAGTGCAGCGTTATAGTAAGCAACACCTTTGTTTACACCAGTATCAACCTTAACAGTATTGAACTGTGCTTTACCAGCAGATCCACCAATTACACCTGCGTTGTTAGTTGCATCAGCAATGAATGTGAAATAGGTTGTACTATCATCATATCCAAAGAAACCAGTCTTAGCAGCATTACCTATAAGAGTTTTATAAACAATACCACGATCTAGGTTATCATCAGTTGCCTGTGCAATTGTTACCTTATCACCAACAGCAAGACTTCCGTTTGTGTTTGCACTTAAAGTAAGTGTGGTTGTCTTGAATACCTTTGTATCTACTTTCTGAATAGCAGCTTTTTGAGCAGTCGTTGGAGTACCAGATGACTGAGTTGTTAAACTATTACCATTATAGAAATCATCAGAAGATGTAGAAATATTTGCTGCAAGGTCAATGGTTACAGTAGATGCAGTCTTACTAACATATGTACCAAGTAGTGAGAATGAAGTACCATCAAAGAAGTAGATGTTAGCACCAGCACTTGGGTTAGTTGTTAGTGGGTTACTACCTACATTCCACTCAATACGAACATTAGAAATGGTTGTACCACCTGCAAGTCCACTTCCTGCTGTGATAGTTGCACCTTCAACAATAGAAGATGGATTATCAACTACCAAAGTATTCTGTCCAGATGATGCAGCAGACTGTACAGTCTTAGAACTTACACTATCACCAACAGTGAATAATGGATCATTAACTGACATTTCAGTCGAGTTAACAGTTGTTGTAGTACCAGCAACTTGGAGGTTACCACGAATAATAACATCACCACCAGCATCTCCAGAATCTGGGAATGGGTCGATGATTAGTTCTGTTGCAGAGTTACTATCAGTAGAAATTGTATTTCCTTTAATTCTAATATAACCAAGGTCTAATGTGGTAACATTAGTACCCATGTTAATAGTATTTGCTGCACCAGCAAAATTAACTGTAGTTGCAACTGTGTTCCAAAGATTTTGTGTTGTTTGTGAACCAACTACAGTTGGGTTATTGATTGTAGCAGTACCAGATACTTTACCAATTTGAAGTGTTCCAGCGTTGGTAAATGCATTAACTGTTGTACAACCAGATGTATTAAGAAGATTGAATGTTGTAGAAGTACTGGTAATATCTCCACCATTTACTGCAAGGTCACCACCGATAGTAACATCACCAGTTAAATCAAGATCGCCAGGTGTTGTTACTGTTCCATCTAGACCAACTTTAAACTTGGATGCACCACCTACCTGTAAATCCAATAACAGAGAAGTAGCTGCAGATGCAGTATTAGTTACGTTTACTTTTATCGCATCAAATTTATTACTACCATTATTCCAAGTACTTGCAATGTTTAAAACTGTATCAGCAGCACTTAATGCAGGTGTTGTTATATCAGTTGCACCAGAGAATGTATCAACTACAAATCTATTTGTTGATCCATCTGTAATTCTAAATTCATTAGTTCCTACTGTTGCTGCACCTGCAAATGAGTAATCTCCAGTACCATTTGTATCAAAAAGTATATCACCATTACTGTTTGTAGATGATATTGTGTTAGTATCTAATTTTAAATTATCTACATTCCATTCATCAACTTTCTTAGCAGAGTCAGTAATTACAGCAGAGTTTACTTTTACTTGACCATGTGTATGATCTAATAGATCGGTAAAGTATTTACCACCGATTATATCTAATCCAGCAGCAACACCACCTGTTTCTGATCCTTTACCAATAAACAGTTTACCATAAGATGTAACTGTTGCCGATTGATTATCACCATACGTACTAGTACCTTCAGCGTAGGCAAGTTCACCTTGGCCCAGTACCGATGACGGTGTAGCGGTTGGGTTTGCGCTCGACCTTTTAATTTTTATTCTAGTTGCCATTTGTTAATACCTGATTGGATTTAGAAATTACCACCTGTTATAATAAGACCTGCTTTCTCAACGACATTTTCAGCCTTCCAAGAAGCAGAGATTGCATCATATTGTAGCACAGCACCATCAGCGGCACCAGCAACATTAACGTCTGTAAGGTTACCTAAACCAGTAACACCAGCTGAAGAAACAGTCAGTACTTTAGGTCGATTTGATACAGTAACTTTTGTATTCATGTTACGCCTGGGTTGATTGTTACAAGACCTTCAATCACTCTCGTTTTAGTACCACCAGCGGCTGTAATAACGACATCATAAAGGTATCTGCCTGATTCGATTGCTGCAGTTGTAGCAGCAGTCATAGCAAGAGTCACTTTACCAGTACCAATGGAAACTGTGAAATTATGAGAGGTTGAACTATAATGAGATTTTTTCATTTTAGCTGCACCTGAATAGCCAGTCAAATCCCAGAGTGCATTGAAATCATCATAGATTCCAATTTCAGCGGAGAAATCTGCTCCTTGATCAATATAGAGATTATGTTGTGCGGCCATACGGGTTTATCGCTTATATTTATTTATAACCTAATGGTTATTTAGGTTGATTAACAAATTTTTGATCTCGTTGATCTCAGTTTTTAACGAATGTAGATCAGACTCTACGGAAGATAATCTGTCTTTTTCAGACAGTCTATGCTTATATGAAGTCATATAAGCATTGTAATCATCAGTGTTGTTGTTTATAATTGCTTTAGAAGAAGTATCCCTCGTTAAATTAGGATGTCCTTCAACTTTCATCTTTTTCATACTAAATCGCAAGTGCTAAACATCTTACATTTCTGATCTTAGGAATGTCACTCTGATCATTACCTATCATAGCAATTTTCACACTAAATTCTTTAAATTCACTCAAATCTTTTATTTCAAAATCAAAAGCCCTATATTGACTCTTAGTTTCTGAAGAAGGATAATTGACAGTAGGAATTTCTATATAATTCATATCGTCAAAATCGCCAGGATCAGAATCTTTTTTAGTTTTAACAAATACTTTAAATTCATTAGAAGAATTTCTTATACCATCAAAAAGAACTTTAACAGATGTAGAAGTATTCTCTAAAACAACTTTCTTAGTAATATAAGAAGAATGTTTACCACCTTTTGGAAGTAATTCTGATGACAGATCTAAAGTACCATTTGCAAGAGTTTCTTTAACAATTCTATTTGAAATAGTAACTATAGAAGATCCTTCTAAATCA